TCATTATCTTGGTGAATAAAGTTCTTTTGTATCAGCAATCATTACTAACATCTTTTTATCTCCAGAGACCTTCTTACATAACCAAACAGAGGTTGTATAATGTCTGAACTTTTTTCTCTGAAAAGGATTTTTAGCATAGTTAAGATTGATTGGATTTAATAGTCTAATATAACCATTATCTTCTGTATTCCAAATAGGTCTTTGTGCAAATCCTGGAATAGCCGGATTAAAGAATTCTCCTCTATCATCTGTAACATCCCAGAACTGATTGAAGCGATACTTGTTCTCTTCTTTAGAGAATAAGATCTGAATATCAGTTACACCAATAACAGGATATCCTAAGATTGCTGTAGGATTATCTTTTGGATTAAGGTTCAGTTTTAATAAACCAGAGACCTGTTCTGTGTTATGAATAATTGCTTCATCAAAGTTGTAATCTAAAACATGGAATCTATCATAGCAATTTTTAGCATACTTATATGCTTCCATAATATACTGGATACTTCTTAAGGTATTAACAGTCTGACCAGTGTTCACCATGAACTCTACCTCAAATGGATAATCAATACCATAGTAGTTACAGTATAGATCACATCTCACATTGTGGATCCAGATACCTCTCTTATCATTAGGATTAATAGTCATGAAAGTATTCTTACCTGGCATATTTAATGTTGGATGCCAATCATGCCAGCCAATCCATGCACTAGTCTTAGGATCATAACTTGTGGTCCAAGAAGCATCATTAAAGAACAAAGGATCTCCTAACTCAACAGTTAATCCTGTTTGATCTACTGTAAATTTATTTGAGCCTTTAATATAAGTAAGTGTTTCACTAATATCTTTTCTTAAACTGTAATCAATCTTAGAGAAATAGATTAATCCATTTTGGTTATCATAAACAGATTGACATCCTACTCCAATAACCGGATTATCCAATAAGTCAAAATCAGGGAATTCTTCTACTATCTTATAAGGAAGATACTCGGCAAACCACCATTTTAAACTTTCATTAGACAATTCTTTTATACTACCGGTTAAGCTAAACACTTTACCTTGATTCTGACTTATCCAGAATACACCAGCAGGAGTGTTAATAACACTTAACCGGTTTTGACAAGATGCATATTCATGAGATGTATCTACATTAATTAAAGCTTGCACAGGTTGACTAAATAGTCCACCATCACCAATAGTAAGTTTGGTACCAAGATCTGTTTGAAGTTGATCCAAACCTTGAAACTGTACAGGACTGGCTGCATCAAAGAAGATCATAGCTCCGCTTTTATTAACCGGCTTAATGCATGTAACTAAGTTCTGAAAATTATAATAGTTATTAGGTAAGAAAGCTAGCCAACCATCTTTTAATCCTTCAAACTGTGCAGGTAAAGAATAGATTAATTTCTTAGGTTGATATACAAAACATGTCTCAGCAATGTATGGATCATAGGTTGTAGCCTGCATACTTGCCCAGGATGTATAGTTAAGAAACAACTGAGAGATACTTAATGATTTATCATATTTGTAGTAGTTACCCGATTTAATTATTTTTGTATCAAACAGATCTTTAGTATCACTGCCAGAATAAGGATCATAGAATCTTTGGTCTTGAGGCTCGCCATAATCACGGTAAGCAACATTGATCTCACTTTCTACAAAGAAGTCTCGCACACCTGAGTTAAATAAATAGAACCAACCTTTTTTGTCCATATCAAAAATTCCACCAGCAAAACCTGTAGAAAAACAAGGTGGTCCATCTAAAGCATAGAAATCACTTGGAGTAATTAGATTGGCTCCCGGAGGCCATGATGGACTTAGAATATTACTAAAAACAGTAGATGTAAAATCATTAGTTTGAAACTGACTAAAGTCTGCCCAATATTTAGGATACGGAACCATCTCATGCTGCTTGTAATTAAACTGTGCACCATCAGGTTGACCATATAACCAATCATAATAGAATAAGAAAGTATTTTTTTCAGTATATCTGTTTACATAAACATCTCCACCAAATAACACCGGCGTAGAATCACCTTTATTTGGAAGTATATTTCCGGTCACAGGATCAAAGGCTACATCAATGTAACAAGGACTAGTAGGTAAAGAAACAATATTGTTTAACTGACCATACTGATTTCTTATTCTTACTTTAAGAGCGCCATACCAAGAAGAACAGATTTGACCCGAAAGCCCATCTACGGTTGAGGTTATACTATTTGTAATTCTTCTATTACATAAGTCTTGAATTTTAGTTGAAGGAGGTGTTAATTGACTATTTGTGTATCGAGTTCTATCATCTATAATAGGGTCTATAATAGTAGTAGTTGTATTAATAGCTACAGTTCTTTGTCTGTAAAGATTATTGATTTTATAGGTTGTATCATACTGTAATATCTCAGGATTAATATACTGTTGATTTTTAAGTTCTGTCCTAAATGTCATATTAACTGGTCTAAGATTCAAAGTATCATAAAAACCATGAGAATGATATCTTACTGCAAAGTCTCTGTACTTAACAATAGCTCTTATTAATCTTATAACTGAATCAGCTCCATCTGTTAAATAATTAAAGAATGTAGGTGCTGCAGAAAGTATACCCAAAGGACCAGTTCTATCTAAAGCCCCATCTGTTTGTTGAATCTCTGTAGTTGAAAAACCATAAGCTCCGTTAGATGGTACAGCAACTGTTGTATCTGAAGTACTTTGTAAAGCAGAAGTAGCAGGATCTACCGTAGGCACTCCTAAAGTAGCTTGAGCTAAATTTGAAGCAAAAACTAATCCTTGATATCCTGCAAAAATAGGTGCTAAAAGCGCAGGTAAACCTTGAATAGCAGCAAGAAATAGAGGATCTGGTCCTGAAAAAGCAGCTGGAGGTGCAGGTATAGGAGGCGAATTAGTTGTTGTCTCGTTTATTCCTGTAAGAATGGGTAGTGGTGGGAAAGGAATTGTTGTTGTTATAGTATTAGGTCCTGAACCAGGAGATATATTTGTATCTATAGCTTGTGTAACATATGGAGCTTGACTATGAGTTCCTGCGTTGGTATTTGTAACACTATATGTTTCTCTGTGAGAAAAACCTCTATATTCTGGTAATTTTTTATTAACTCTTCTTTCACCATTCTGATTAAGAACAGCTATACCTATCCCAGCAATAGCAGCAACAACAAATGCAAAATCTGAAATTAATTTTTCTTGTGGATGCTTTTCTGATAGATCAAACTTACCTTCAACTTTGCCCCAAGCATTACCATATATTCTAAATTCTTTGGCTGCTAAGAAAGGATTGTTGAAGTTAGTCTCTGGAGAATGAAAGGTAAAATAGTCTCTCTTAAAATCAGATCCAGGTTGAGGATTAAAATTAGTAACTCCGCCAGGACCAGGAAGAATACAAGCTGTAGTCTTTGTTCTAGTAGTACTTAAAAAAGGATCATCTCTTAAATCATTGTAAGGATAATTAGGATATAATGATTTCTTACCTCCTGATTCAGGAATCTCATATTCATGAAGATTATTAATAATTCCTTTAGCAATAATTGTTTTATTACCATTTCTAGATCCTCTTAAGATTCTATAACCGGTAATGCCGGGAATAAGTTTTCCATTATTATCTCTAGGCGCCTTGATATTCTCAAACTTAACACCCATGATTCTTATTGCTGTACCACCTATATTATTTAAAGTAGCATTAGTTCCAACAGTATCTTCAGGAAATTTGTGATGTCTTATTGGAGTACCACAAAGATTATAATCAGGAAATGTTGTATTAGCATAAGGTAAACTTGTTATGGCAGACCAAGGATGTGCACTAGAGTTCCATATCTGAGGTTTTTTATCAGGGTAGAATTCAGTAGATTCCCAATATCCCATAAGACCTTCAGCAACAATTGTTCCTCCATCTCCATTAGGGATGGATACAGCTGTATAGGTAGCTGTATTATATACTTGCCAATATTCAGTTTCCCCAGCAAATACATTTCCTCCAGGAGCTACTGGATTTTTATCTGGTAAAATACTTACTGGAGGTCTACCTGGAATATGATATTCTGCAGACTTATCTCCTGTATCATATATCCATTGTATAAAGAAAGGATAAACTTCATCACGCATATACCCAGTTTGATTATTACCTTTATGATAATAATCTGCAGGATATTCTACAGCTTGCCACTTAGCGGTGATCTGATTTGCCAAAGGCTGATAGTTGAAATCTTGTTTTGATGTGGGACCTACACGAATAAGATAATCACCAACATTATACATGGCATCTGACTTATTAACTATAGGAGTCATTAAAGGTAACTGCTCTATAGGAATAGCCGGCCACTGATCAAATATGGTATCAAAGTTAAATAAAGTTTGTCTTGAAGAATAGATACCAGCTTGTCTAACAACCGTCTGAGCATTAACTACACTTCCTAGACCAATGATTATTTCATCATAATCAGGATCAATCCTGTCAATAAATACATCTAATGATGTAGCTGAATTATTATGATCAAATAATCCTTGAACATTAGATACATACCAGTCACCAATCTTCTGACCTTTAATAGCATAAGCCATTACAACAAAGTATGATCCATTTAAAAGATTACCTCCACCAATACCTTTCTCTACTCTAGGACAAATAGGATCAATAAACAAAGCTACTCTTAGTTTATCACAATCTAAAACTGGAGTATTAGTACAGATAATACAACCACCCGGTGCCGGGCCATTACTATCTACACAATTCTGAATATAAGGAATAGGTGTATTAGGATTAGTAGTTCCTGGCGCTGCGGGAGGTGGTAAAAAAGGATAATTATTTACAGGATTATCTACATCAATTTCAAGATTTCTTGAAGGATTTAAACCATCATCCCAGTAAAGTTTATAAGTACATGTGCTTGTTTGACGAGATACACCTATGATCAAGTTTTCAACTTTGAAATTCAAGCATGCAGCATTTACTATAGGTACATAAGCAGCTTTAGAAGTTCCACAATCGCTTTCTGTAAATAGGCCAATTTCTGAATTAGTTCCATCAGTAGAATAAACTGCCCACTTATCTTCAATAATATGAATGAATCCAATAATTGTATAAGGAGCTGTTACACATAAGAGATTTGCCGGCTCATTACCTAACTTTCCTAGGTCACCGGTTATAGAGTTATTGATAGCATTTCTAGCCCTGGTCCACTGATTAGGTGGCAAGTGAAAGTCATTAATATCTCTATTTAAAGATTTATCAAATGTTCTTGATTCTTGATTGCTAGTATTTTCTGATTCTGCCATTAGTATCCATTCATTAAGCCATTAACATTATTGGGATAGGTTAAAGGGGGAATTCCTCCACCCTGATACCACGGATATGATTTAAACATTTCATAGTACTTACCATATTGAGCTCTGCGGTTTTGCCACCACATTTCTTTCATCTCAGCAAAGTTGGGAGTATTAACAAGAGTTAGAGCAGCATTTCTTGCTACGCGTAATCTTTGTTCTACTATATTAAGTTTCTGGCCAACCGGCTCATCATTCATAATTAAGTTCTCAAGAATTCTTTGCTTAATGGCATATTCATAATAGTCATTGATCATATCATGATCCGGAACTAATAAGTTTCCGTCTTCATCTTCTAATAGACCTTGGTAACTAATATAAATGTTAGCTGTCTCCATATTAGTATACAGGAAATCACCTTGGATCCATGCATTCTGCGGAGACTTAACATACAAGTTAGGACAGTCACAAGCAATTGTTTGATTGTTATTGATAAGTTTTAGAGGCCACAATCTTTTAAAAGTTCTTGTTTGTCCTTTAACTATTTGAACTAGCTCATACACATCACCTTTACAATTCAATTGTAACTTAGGTTTTACACAATAACTTTGATCTTCTGGTAATGGGGGACAGTTAGAAGGATCGCGTTGGCACTGGCAGGTGTTACAAGGAACTCCACAGCTTTGACAATTCACAGTACCATCTGTACATGAGCTTATTACAGCCGGTGTTTGATAGTATGGAGGAATTATTTTTACTTCTTGTATATCAGTTCCCTGACTGTAAGGAGTAAATACACTAACATGATCACAAACTAATGCATAGTTTAAAACATAAAAGTCATTAGGTAATCTAACACTTCCTTTTTTTACTTCAAGAACAGCTTCTTTAGTCATCAATATTCTGAGACCAAGATCATAACTTAATCTTTTAGCAACCTTAATCAATTGTTGAGGTTCAATATAATTGGTTAGATCATATTGGGTAAAATCAATTCTCACAGCATCTAATAGCTGATCGAATGTTCTGTATTTTAATGTATAGTTATAGCTCATTTTTTTATGATCTTAAAGGATTCATCTTGTCATCCTGAGTTTCAGTAGGTGTTTGAATCATGAAACCAAGATCTTTTAATACTTGTGATTCTACTTCCGCATATAAGAAATCCGGGATAGTTAATCTATCATCCTGACGCGGTTTACAAACATCACCATCACAGTGAAACTTAGCAGTAGATTCTGTAAATATACCATCAATCTTTACTGCGTCCCATTCAATATTAGGAAAATATAAATGTTGTTCTAAATACCAATAGTATGAAGTTTTATTATATTTAAAAGTAGGTTGACCAGTCATAAGTGAATAAGTACTAGGACTGGTGTTAGTTAAAATTATAGATCCATCTAGAGATGTTACTGATCTGATAAGCGGGCCTTCAGCTCCTTCTAATGGTTCTGGTATATGCTCTTTAGTTCTCATAATTGTACAGTTAGTTTTAATACCTGCACACTGAGCTTCTATCTTACTTACCTCAATAAGATCTACTACAGGAAGTACTTCAAATAAACTTTGAATACGCATAAGCTTGTTTTCATTATCAAGCTTTCTGATAGCTAGGTTAGCATACTTAATGATAAGACTGTATAAAAATCTATCAGTAAGGAATGCATCTTCCTTAACTCCTTTTACTGTGTTCCTCACACGGGATACTGTTTCACCAATAGTTGTCATTGTGTTTAAGTTAAATCAAATTCATTATAAGAGCTTGGTACTTCATACTTTTCTGTATAATTTCTGAAATAGTTATTCTTCATTATTCTATTAATATATTTAGATATACTCCGGCCACTTTCTACTTCAACATAAATTTTCCAATTAGCTCTATACACTTCAGGTACAGATCTCTTAAATTCTCTTGTTGCAGTAAAACTCCACATCTCTCTATTACGAAACTTATACTTAGTACTAAAGTTTGTGTAAAAGATCTTAGCTAACTTATTATCTGATTCAAAATTAAGATGCTTCTTTTTAATACCTTCTTCAATTAGAACTTTAAAGTCTATAGAAGGCTTCTTCGCAGACGCGCATGTACCTAAGAAAATATAGCCCAATCCCTTAGGAAGTTCTACACCATCTCTATTATTTAAGCTATGGTTCCAAAGCTTACCATGAAATACTTCTAGAATATCCATAGCTTGATCATTAGTAAGATCTTTATACTGAGGATATTCTTTCTTAAACTCTTCTAGAAATTTATGACTATATTCTTTGGCCTGACTATTTTTAATTCTGCAAATTATTTTGTGTACATCAGCACGACATCTAGGAGCAGTTAGATCTGGCTTTTTAATATTTTTACTTGTACTCATATACATATAAATATAATCAATATTTGCAAATATAGCAAAAACCCCAGTATAATTTAACCGGGGCTCTCACTTATTAGTCATGTTGAAACCAACAAATCATGACTTAATTTTTTATGGGCAAGCACCTATAGTATTTACAACACCCGTAGCTTCTACAGATAACTGTAATGAAACAGATCCTGTAACGGCACAGAATGGTGGAACTACAACAGGGACATTACCAGTAAAGTCTATACGTTTTAACTCTCTTGTATTACAATCAATATAATACATAGCTGAACCGTCTAAAAGACATCCTGGACAAGCCGGTGTAATGGTTACTGTATATTGTGTACAATCATAACAACAACCATCAAAAAGTGTCATTTCATAACCAGCAGGAAGATTAGGGATAATGCTAGCAGAACAAAGAAGTATAGCACTTTCACAATAAAGTACCACATCAGGACGAGCTGTACCATTACAATTTAACTGCATATCAACAGTTGGAATAACAGGTCCTAACTGTGGAGGGTTCAAACAAGGTTCTGAAGGATCATATCTTAATTGATATAACTTACAACCCGGATTAGGTGTAAAAGTTGTTGTCCAAGGCACTTGACCTGTAGAAGATCCTTCAGGATTACAAGTTGCTTGAATATACCCTTCAAAACAAACTGGATCACAACTTTCTGGATTAACCATAACTGAAATTACGGCACTGCATACATTTCCACCTCCTACACAATTTATAATGTTTGTGCACACATATTGACCTACTCCACACTGTCTCCAACAGATTCGGTGAGGTCCAGCATATTCAGCGGTGAAATTTACAGTAATTGTTCCTGGTGTTAGCATAATTGTTTATTTAAGATTAACATGGTTTATAACATAAGCATCCGCTTTGAGCTGCAGTGATATAAGTTGTATAAGCTTGTACACTGGCAATAATAGTTCCCTCTGGACGGCATTGTACAACAAATCCTCTTGTTAAAAGAGCAACTACAATGTTTGCTTTATCTGCATCGGTGATACCGGTTAAAGTATCTAAAAAGTCAGTAAGTATACAAAGTTCAGTAGTGTCATTTATTGTAGATTCTTCTACAATACCTGCACCCTGATACACTGTATTTACAGCTGTTCCTAATTCAAGTTTAAGCTTCTGACTACACTCACTGAAGTTTGTTCCACAACAGTTAGTTACAGGAGGTAACGCTGCAAAAGCTGTAGCTAATGAAGGACTTCCTGGGTTTAATGTCAAGGCCATAGCTGTTAATGAAGCATCTACTTCAGTACAACATACAGGAAGACAGTTAGGAGAATCATAAAACTGATTGTAATAAGCAGCATATACCGGGGCAGAAGCCAAGACATATCTCTTTGTTTGAGTACAATCAGGACAGCAGAAGTTACAGTTAGTGATTAATTCACCCTCAGTCAAGTAATCATTAAGATCTTGAATGAAAGTTGTAACATTAAATGCACCAGTCTGTAATCTTTTTACATAATCTAACATGTAGCTTAGAGGATTTACACAAGCTAAAGCTACTGTTGAAAAATTAAATATTGGACAATTAGATGCTGCACCACCTGAATTCTTAGGCACTACTTTCCAATAATAAGTTGTATTAGGAAGTAATGGATAAGGACTGGTATAAGAAGTCATTATCTGACCCGCTGATACCAAAGGAGGATTAGTAGAACTAGTTCCGAAGTAAACATCATAAGATGTGGCACCCGGTACAATGTTCCAAGTTAATGTTTGATTATTAGGGATTCCTGTTGAGGCATTTGCCGGCACAACAAGACTAACACACTGAATACAGAAGAAAGGTGTAAGCTTAGTATTTAAAGAGAGAATTACTTCTTCTACTGAATTACCAGTTTCTGCTCCTATGCACGGTAAGTTATCTCCAGTATAGATAACACATTTGCTATCAAATGTCTCATTACATGGTGAAGGCTGTGGACAAGGAGGAAGATCTGAAGGACAATAGTTAGGAGTGGTCATACCATGAGGTACACACCCACAATCCTCACAACTTCCGCATTTTGAACAATTACTCATTTTGTTTCTTTATTAAAGGGTTGTAACATTAGTAAATTCACATGTTTTTTCAGAATCGGTTGTATTAATCTTAACACGAAGCTGATAAGTTGTAGCAGGAGTTAATGCATTAAAGCGGCCTGTATAAGTATTAACACCATTAGATATAAATGCCTGAGTACTTAAAGGAGTTACTGAGCCTAAAGCATATATCTCAAGAGTATAAACTTTTGAAGAAGCATCTGAAATAAAGCTAAATCCTATAAAATCAGCAGCTGGCGTATAAGATACAGTAGGACAAACTAACACATTTACCACGGTATAAGATATATAAGATGCACATATTGAATTATTATTTCTACTAGTAAAGCTAGGATTAGCTTGAATAAGTAGATTGTCAGTAAGAATCAATCGTGTACCATTAAGATCTATAACATATCCTGTAGGAGAATTAATTGTACTAAATATATCAATAGAATATGTAACAGTGGTTCCATGGCTATCAGAGATAGTCACCGAAGTAGCTTGATTATTGGTATTAAAGAAAGTACCGGCTGGTAAAGTTCCTGTAAAATAAAATGTCAATTGTGTACTACTCAATACAGCAGTAAGATTTAATGAAATTGTAGAACAATCTGTAGGTAAATAATTGTCTGTTATATTCTTTATAGCAGCTCTCATATCTCCAAGAATCAATAAAACATTACCAAAAAGCTCAGCCATATTTGCTGGTGTAATTGTATACCCCGGAAGATTAGATATCTTATTACCAGGAACAGCTAAAGAATTAAGATCATTAATTGACGGATCCATCTTTTGCATATTCAGGTAAATGGTATTAGGATTTCCTACTGCATTTTGAAGAGCTATAAACTGTTGTTCAGTAGCTGCAACAACTAACTCAATAGATGTTGCTTCTCTAGGTAAAACTCCTTGTGGTATAATTGTTGGTAAAACTAATACAGGATCAGGTTCCTTCTCCATAGCAGAGATTCTTTCTTCATGATCCTGTAAAGATTTTTGTACAATACTAACCGAATTAACTACTTCAGATACTCTATTTCCTATAGCCTGAGCATAGTCACTAACTTTAAGCATAGTAACATCGTCTCCTGTAGGACCTTTAAATTGAAAGATCTTTGCTATCGGGACATAAGTATCTCCGTTATTTCCGCTAGATGAAGAAGTAACTGGAGGAGTAGAACACGGATTACAAGAATCTCCACAATTTGTACATTCTTGTAGGGCACATACTTTGTTTATAAGTATGTTGATAAAATCTTTAAAGTTCTGAGGCTGACAAACACCTGTTGAAAAACATTTAAGATCATAATTCTTAAGATCAAATGTATCCATCAGGTTACATAATTCAAGAGCCAGTTTGTATACAACCTCAGTAATGGAATCTCCTTTACAAAGATTGATACACTCAATATCTGGGCCCTGCCATACCACACAGTTGGAAGACATATTTGAGCAGCCAGTTTTATCTATATTCAGAGGTTTCATATCTTCTTTATTATTAAATATACTTAATTTTTATCACTTTAGCAAATATTTAAGGTCTTTGACAAATTCCATTTATACAAGGGAAAGGTGTAGATGCCACAACTACTGAACAGAAAGCTCCACCACCTTGAGTAGGAGGTACTTGCGAACAGATATAGTGATCTCCATCAGGGTAGTTTTGTAAAACAGGAGCTCCTCCACATGGAGTATAACTTACTATACAACCAGTACCGTCTGTAGAACTAACAACAACCAAGTAACAAATACAAGGAGTTGGAGGAGTACATACGCCATTTACACAATTGTAAGGTGTAGCAGTAATTGTACCACCTGGAGGACAACCTTGGAATCTAATTGGAACTGTTTGAGCACATACATAAGTAGGTGTATTTGCAGGAACAACTGTATTCACATTAACCCCACTGCAATTCGTATAACTGTATTCACAAGGAGTAGGAGAAATTATTTCATAACAAGTACAAACAGGAGGTACACAAGCACCATTTACACAAGGACCTAAGTTTTCAATAATTAAATCTCGAGAAACTGTAGGTGCATAATATCCACAACTTGATATACTTTGACCGGCTGGTACAAATGCGCTTACATAAAGTCCGGTAGATGTACAAGAATCAAATAAAGCAGTACCATCAGGAGAGCCTATAATAGGATTAGTAACTTTCCAACAATAACATGTTGGAGGATTACATGGACCAGCTGCATCACAATCGCCATTAAGAACTATAGTAGCACTACTTGACTGAGGATAAATTGCAGGAGGAGTTGTAGCACAAACATTAATAGGTGTAAGATTATCAATTACAACTGTATGGATATCACAACAACAATCTATGTATACCATTTGTATAGGTTGCTCAAGAGGTGTTATTGTGTAACAATTACAATCTGCAATTGCAGGACTATATGTAATTTCTACATCAACAAGTTCAGGATTTGGACAAGGTAATTCTGTAACTACAGATACAATATTAGGTGTAGCACAGAATGGTAATAATGCAAATACTGCATCAATTAAGCATGGTGCAGGACAATCACACAATGTAGACTTACACATTTTTGGATCCTTAAGAATATCAAGGTCCATAAGTTGTTTTCTAATATCCCACATCATGAGATCTTCTTCACAACACATGGTTATACCGTAGCGCTTCACAAGCATTGCATTGTAAACCTGCTCTGCAAAACTACAGTTAATCTTCTCAATATAATTTGTTGTATAACAACTATTAGGGCTATTATATCCTGGTTTGATCTTTCTTAGATCTAAATCATAAGGAACAGGAGGCGGAGGAGGAGGAGGTAAACAAGCTTCACAATCTTCAAATTCAATTACATCTCCCCCAAAAATAGTATTACCAGTACAACTTTGAGCAACCGATACTTGCCAACATGTATCACCACAACCTGTTATTTTAATAACTTTTCCAACATAATCAGCAAGATCATTACATACAGTAAAAGGACCGATAGCATTTTGGCAATCTGTTAATACATAACATATAAGTAAACAATCTTCACAACAATCAAAAGCTGTTGGTGAAATTAAAGCTGGAAAACTTACACCTACTTCATAGTCTATTTGCTCAACAGTTATACAATAACAACCATTAGGCCATGGACCAGGAACAGTAAAACAAGCTTTATAACTACCCGTTAAAAAAGCTGAAAGATCAGTATTTGTAATTACAGGATCTTGTATACCAGCACAATCAGTTACTCGGAAAGTGTCGGGACAATCAGTATAAGGAATAGTTTCTATCAAAGAACAACTAGGTACTCCGCAGTTATTATACGTATAACCAGTAGGACATGAATAACCAGAATTCTGACCTGTATCAAAAAGACTACTATCAGTTCTTTTTGGGAAAGTGCTAAATATAGTAACTGCTTGAAGAGCAGGTGCTGCCGCAATTGCACTTACAGTTGCTACACTAGCCTGATATATCTCAGCTCCAAAAGCAGCTGTTCCTCCGGTATTTCTACCTTCAACAACTATCACATGGGTACCGGCTTGAATGTTTAATTCAAACACATGCCAGAAGTTATAATCAAAAGATCCAATGGTTGCTTCAGCAACTATTACACCATCTAATTTTATTCTGATATGATCATCACCTCCAATACCTATAGAATAAATAGTAGCTTGAGTATTAACAATACATTTAGCAAAACCTATCCATTCATTTAATGGAGCAGGAGCATTAGTAGTCCAAACACCAACCGTGTTTAATCTAGATCCTACAGGACCACCCCACACGCCAATCGCACTAGCTGTAAAGAATACAGGATTCGCAGCAGCATCCAAGAATTGTGCACCAGATGCTATAAGCGGATAAGGTAGAAGAGCTACTCCAGGATAAAATCTTGTACCTGAAGATCCATAAGTATTACTTACACTGCCTGCTGTGGTGGTATAAGTTTTTTCACTTCTAACTGCGGGAACACTAGTAATTTTTTGACATCTGTCATCTACTTTAATATAACCAGGAGGACAGAAGCAAGAATTACATTCATCGCAATCAATAAATCTTGCATTAGCATTATCAAGAGTATCTGCCCCACTGCATGTTTGAGCAAGTTCTACATCATAGCATTTGCAAACATCATTTGAATCACATATCTTAACAGTTGATCCTACATAAATACTAAGATCATTATTTACTACAATTGGAGGAGCCACTGAAGGCGCACACTCTGTTAATAAATAACACTTAGGTAAACAGTCATTACAAGTAGGAAATGCTGTATAACTTAAAGCAGTTGTCCAATTTACAGAACCATTGCAATTAGGACCATTATTTAGCGAGACTGTCCAACATCCGGATAAACAACCGGTAGGACCAGTAAAGCAAGGATTATTTAAAGTCTGACCTACTAAGGTAGAGATGTTGGGTAGAGTTGCATTAGGGACTGTATATTCAACAAGTACTTCCTGGAATGTCACACAATTAGTAAGTTTATAACATACAGCATTACAAGCTTGACAAGTAGGAGAAATATTATATACATAAACAGATGACTGATTTCCATTACATTGTACAGTCTGTATTTCCCAACAACCTGTTGTACATTGAGTATTATTTGGACCAAGACATACTTGACCAATTACTTGTCCAACTAAAGGAGCAAGATCTACACCATTAAGAGTAGGACCATTTATAGTAAGATAAGGTACTCGTGTAATACAATCTATTAATCTATAACAAACACAAGGAGGACATGTTTGACAACCAGTACTTACTGTAACCGGCTGAGGTACTAAACAAGTTCCAGTGTTAACACTTACAAAAAAGCAAGGGCCAGCACATCCACCATATTGATTCAGATGAACTAAATTACCTACGTGAGTAGCTAAGTTACTTGTTGTATTAAAAGGAGGGATAACTCCGGTACAATCTCTAAGACTATAACAAGGACAAGTACAAGGTTGAGGATTGTCAAAAGGAACTGTTCCCACACAATTTTGTGAAACAGCTACATAGAAACATTGACCTGGATATATTGCATTTGTAACATAACCCCCTATAAAAGGAAGTAAATTAGCATTAGTATATAATACAGTTAATCCATCACAGGATGTTAGTGAATAACAAGGTGTTGGAGCAGTTAAACAAGCAGGACAAGTATTATATATAACAACACTTGTTACTGAGAAAGCACCTGGCACACACGGAGGCGCAGAACTACCAAGAACTTCCCAACAGTTCAGGAGATAACCTGGCCCTGTTATAGCGGGTGTAGGTTTGATAAAATCACCCGCAGCTAATACTGCAGTAGTGTCAATGGTTTCTATTACATTAGAATCTTGACAACTTCGTATTTCATAACATGCCATTTCTCAATTAATTATTTTTTAGGAGCAGTGTAAAAAACATTTACATTACTAGGTGCGGTGTTACCGGGAGAACTTAGTTTAGCTTGTTTAAGGCTTGCTTCATAATTAGTAATACAAGCACCACATACGGCTCTTCCATCACTAGCTGTTCTCTTTTGACATCCACAACTTAACGCTGATCCACAGTTTGTACATTTCATATTTGTTGGTTTTTATTGGTTTAGCAAGTTTTACAATTAGTATTACAAGTTAGTTTATTCAACTGGCTAACCGCGTACTTGTAAAGCTCCATTCCTCTTTTAGGATCATGGCAATCTTCTACATAAGCTTTAGCAGCTTGTAACTGTTGTTGGATAATTCTTAATTTATTAAGCTTTTCCTCTTGAGGTTCTGATGGTGCACATGCACCTAAGTTCATTTCACAATACACATTTCTTATACCATTCAAGGCACATGTGATCCTTAGATGATTGTATTCTACATACACAAGATCTTTTGGTTCAACACTATATTTAACAATGTATATACCATCCGGTATATCATAGAAAGTAGTGCCACAATCAGCAGACTGTAAACCTAAGTCACAAGCTGTAAGATTAACATTAAAGCCTGGATTAATTTTAGGAGGAGAAAGATTTATAGGGTGAATAAACCCGGGAACTGTTATTTGTAATAAAGGACAAGTTACCTCTACACTTGGGGCATAGACACTTGTGTCCACTATTCTTAATATGCATTTATTGAGTGTGTCTGGAATATCCAAACTTAACACATGTCTAGCCATGGTGATACAAATATAAAGAAAAAAAGGAGAGGAGATAAACTCTCACTCTCCCTTTTAATCTTGAGTTAATAAATATTATACGTTAGGTATTACAGTACAAAGTGTACAACCAAAGTTTTCAAAAGGAACACAGTTTGCACAAGATCCTAACCAGTTAGTTAAGAATTGGTTTAAAGCTGCATTACCTACTGGAACTAATGGATTAGCTTCAGAGATGATGATCTCATTCATATAGCGGTCATTATCAAATGTACTAGTTGGGTTGTTCCAACGTGGTACAGAATGTAAGATATAGTAGCGGCTATATAATGCATTACGGTTAATAGCCGTAGTCATGTCATAACCTTGAGTAATCTCACGGATACGAAGATCATTATTTGCAAAGAAGTTTTGTAAGTAAGACTCAGCCTTGATTAAGTCACGAACAACTTGCTCACCAAAGCCCATACCTTGGATACCTAAACAGTCATTGTATACACAAACACCCTCGAATACACAAGGATCTCCAGTATAATCAACCATTGAAGCATAGATCTTAACCGGCTCTTTCTCAAAGAAGTCAGTTACTTGGAAAGTACAGTCACCAAACTTAGTTTCAACATAAGCTCCGAATAAACGAAGACCTGCTTCACAAGTATTAGGTAATGCTGAAGTCCAAGCAATAGCTTGAGGAGAAGCTGGATAGTTAGTCCACCACTGAGCTGAAGTTACAGCAGCACCGGTAATAGGATCTACAGTAGTTCCTGGAGCATACCAAGCAACTTGAGTATAGTCAAACACTACTGGTAAAATGAATGGTTTTAAGTAATTGTTAATAGTTACTTTTTCCGCCCACTGAATATATACAGTTGTAGGGTCTACTGCAGTTGGAGTAGGACCAGCACAACATCCTGTATAAGCATCAAGAGTTTGGTAAGCATTGTGGTTCAATGCACGTAATGCAGGAGAACCTTTAACATCAATGCGTAAGTAGTATGTCTCACCACACAAGAACTGGAAACAGCAGTTAGACTGTACTGTACCACCTTGGAAGTTTTCAGCTGGAAGAGCTGGAATAATTGTTTGAGGAGTTGTTCCTACAGATACTACTGCTTGTTGAGGAACACATGGTTGTACCCAATATGCTTTTTGTACATATTTAGGGTTGATCATTTTAGACTTGTTAGTCTCTTTATAACCACCATGAAAAGGTCCAATCTTGTCATTCTGCAATACAGAAGAACTAGCCAAGATTAATGGACAGCAGTTATAATTAAGTAAAGTTGGGTTGATTGACAACCAAGTGTTTGGATCAAAGAATCCAAAATAACCAGTTGTTAATTTTGATAATTCAACAGAAGGTACATTAGGAGTCGTAATAAATCCACCAACTGAATGAGGATTAGTAGGTCCTGCTACACCTGCACTGCGGGTTGCTCCTGTTCCTAAGAACATCTTGGTGTACGCGTGATTAAAATAAGCCATTGTTTTTTTGTTTTTAGTTTATAAATAAATAATAAATAATAATTAAATATAGTACATTTTTTTCTCTTTTGCAAATATAATTAAAATTATTTTAAAAAAAGTAATTTATATTTAGCAGAATTGAGACTATCTTTTACATTATCCAGAGAATTAACAATTTCACTGTAAGGCATTTTAGCCTGTAAACCACAGATCATATCACATACTTCACGGATATAAGCTAAAGCTTCTGGAACACTGTTTAATACTTTTGGTGCTAAATCTTTGTAGGTCAGCAGCTTTTCCGCTGCACCTTGATACCCTTCAGCTAAGGTATCCGCATGATCAGGTAATGCATCATAAAGCTCATTCAAAGCTTTGTGAGAAGCATAAGATCCGGTACCAGTTACCTTGAGATGTAATTTATGCATAGAGGTTGCCATGTTCATCAATTCAGAAACACATGCAGCAACCATAGTATCTACAGATCCGGATTCTCTTTGAACTCCGGGCTTATTGCTATACTCTTTGTTTAATCTTTTTATACCTTCCATTAGTTATTTTGTTCTGTTGACTGGGTCATTCTTTGGAACTGGTTCATTGATTCAATGTCACCGGCCAGGATCTTTACAGCCTCATCTATAAATAATTCTACTAAATCATCTTTAAATTCTGATATTACATCTGTTGCTGCAGGAAGTCCTGTATAAGGATCTTGTACTCCAGCAATCTGAATTCTTCTAGGTTGTCTGTAATAAAATAAGCTTACATTAACCGGTTTAAATAAACCATTAGTATAAATCTTTACATTATTATCTGACATAACACAGAAAGTCTCACCCCATTCAAAACTTGGTTGCTTGTGCTTATCTCTAAGCAATTCATCCACGTTAGCCACCTCGGCCAAATATACAACCATAGGTTTAGGATCAGAACAACAGTCACTAGTAGCACTTGCAGAAACTCTTTTCCACTGAAGATAATCAGGGGGAAAGTTTACACTCTCATAATAAGTTTTCTTGTTGTTCATATTTAAAGGGATCTGACTCAGTAATATTTGCAAGTCATCAATCCTACGGGTAGACTGTTCATCTCCCTCTTTAACTACGTTCAATCCATGAAGGTTTCTGCGGCACCAATCAACTTGGCCCTTATCAAAAGCTTCAATAATTTGCCAGTCTTCTATGTTGTCATAGTCGTTACTGGCAAGTTTATTGAGCCTCTGTTTAACCTTTATGAGTATTGCAGAATTAAGCATTACTTATTACTTTTTCCAACATTCTTAATATCAGGCACAACACTTGGAACATTATCCAAGTTGAACATGCTTACAGTAGGTACATTAGCACCATCTTCTTTCATCTTGCGAAATTGCTCCATGATCTTGTTGTTGATAGCATCCTTGTTCTTACTAGGATAGCTTGGAGGTGTGTATTTCTTGTTTGCCATAATTATTTTCTTTTAGATTTAGTTTGACCACCGGATTTCTTTACAGGTTTTCTTACTCCAGCATATTCACCCTTAGGGCTTTTTAAATATGTAGTGCTTGTAGTATCTGTAAGTCCTGCTTTATAAGCTCCTGGCTGATCAATTTTCCAACCGGCCTTTTGACCAGCCTTAACCTTTTCAGCATAAGTCTTAGGGGTAGTGTTAGAACCACCTTCATTTTTCTTAGAAATGAGTTTGTTTATCTTTGCCATATTATTTCTTTTTAGATTTGTACTTATCAAAAGCTCCGGTAGAACTAATTGATTTTTTAGCAGGCGCAGCTGCTTTTCCACTTTTACTAATACTTTGTGTAATCATATCTCGTGCTTTTGAAGCTGCAGAACCGATTATTGATGCTCCTCCTATTTCTTTTTTAGCTAACTTTTTCATAATTACTTCTTCTTTTTATATACTACATGTTTTTTACTATTTGCACTAATTCTAGCTTTTGTTGCTCCTCCTGTTTTTTTCTTTTCAGCAAGGAAAGAATCAGCTCCTTTTTCCTCAATTATTTGTTGTGTTTTTTTTGTTGCCGCTTCTTTAGCAGATATTCTAGCTTTATAATCAGCAAGTTTTTTTTCATAAGCTGCTTTATCTTCCATAGCTTTGTTTACTGCTGCACTTGTGTATCCAGCAGCCTTTCGCCAATTAGCTCTTCTTTGAGCATCAATAATAGCAGCATTAAAGTAAGCATTACTATCTACTGGAGCTGATTTTTTTTTGAAAAAACCAAATTGTGCTTTTTTTAATACTTTCTTACCCATTACTTCTTCTTCTTTGCTGGCGCTTTTGGTTGTCCACCAAAGGCCATCTTATTTAGATCTGCTACAGCTCTTTTTACTCCACCCATTAAGAACTTATCTTTCTTAATAGCTTCTGCTCTTTGCAGAGTACGCACAGCATCATCAATCTCCCATTGACGATCTGGCTTTATAGCCACTGGCTTAGATAATTTTTTAGCCATAATTAACAACTCTTTTTACTTTTCATTGATCCACCCATCTTCTTAGATGGAACTGGTCCTTTTGGAGGAGTTGACTTACCACCAGTGTATTTTGTAGCAGCTTTATCTGCTGTAGCAGGAGCCCTGCTGATACCTCCTTTATAAGAAGTTGCTTTTGTAACTACTGTTGCTGGAGTGTTAGGATTTTTTTTACCACCTACACCTGCTCCACCTTTACTCATTTTTTTCATGATATATTATTTTTTAAATTTACTTAATTATACATTCCAGTACTTCTCTACTTTCTTAGTAAGATCTAATAAGATAGAATCATTCAAAGGATTCTTTAAGTACTCAATACAATCTGCTACATTTCTACCCATCATAGCATTACTGTCTGTGTGGTAGATAAATCCATCAGATTTAGGATTGATGAATTTGTAGAAGCTTGCATCCTTAACTATAGACTTGATCTTTAATGTTTCCATGTCTAAGTTACATGCATCCAAGAAGGTTTGAGCCGCTCTTCGCAAGTTAGTCTCAACACCTTGACCGGTGATGAACTTATCCATGTTATCATACATAACATCATTAGGAGTAGACTTCTTGTATTGAACACTGTTACCATCCACAACCTTGCATACATAAAACAGCTTATTTTGGTTTTTATCAAACATCTTAATAAGCTCTGACAAGGCTTTATTGCGGATCTTGCTAACCTCAGTTTTTGTAGAAACTGTATCCACAAATCTGTCTAAGTAAAACTTAGGAGGTACTGCACGGCTGCGGGCTTCTTCAAAGCTCTTACAAACTATTGAGAATCCACCAGCATCAATAGCATACAATTTGATTAAGTCATATGGATCTTTTGCAGGATCTAAGTGTACTGAATTATTTCCACATCTAATTGATATCTTACTCCAGAAGTCATCATTGTTTGGTTGAAGTAATGTTACTTTGTTCCAGAAGTCCGGATCCTTAGGATCAACCACATTAGTAGCAAGTTCTCTTTCAAGTTGTGCTACTATAGTACGGATTTCTTTAATTTTAGCTTCTCTTACTTCCGGATCTGGAATAAGCTTAATCTCAGGTGCAAATTCATTGAGACCTGTAATGTATCTCTTGATACCATTTTTCTCAATGCATGCTAATTGTTCTTCATGAAACACTCCATCAAATAAAGCTAAGCCATATTTCTCAAGGCCTAAGTTAGGTTTGTTGGGATCAAAGAACGGCTTGATAGATATACTACCAGATTTGGCTGAATCAGCCAGGGATACAATTGTTACACTCATGTTGGTTTATTTTTGTTGGTTTATATTGTTTTTTAGAATCTAACCATAGGTAAAACTTGGCGGCTTCTAGGCGGTTTAGCATAAATAGATATGTTAAACAGTGTATTTGATAATCTATCATCTGATAAAGTTCCTGCATCATTGTAGGTTCTAACTGTATATTCAAGGATGTTAGACGCAGTAACTAAAGGATTAAATGTAACAGTTACTCTATTACCTAGAGTAGAAGTTGCACCAATTATAAATGTAGCTCCCAATAAACCTTCTGGATAAGAATCTTCATTCAAAGCTGTAAGTCTAAGAGTGAAAACTCCAGTTGCTGTTCTTAGCATTGAAAATGTCCAATCTGTGTTTTTCAAGTGTTTACTACCTACTTCATCACAACAAACATCCCCTCCACCAGAGTCACACTCTTTACTACATCTACTAGAGGATACTCCTGAAGATATTATTCTGAAAGTAGGATTAAGTGTACCCGTTTGAGTAAACAATATTCTAGCATCTGTAAAGTTATTTATGAAGTTAATATCATCAACTACCTGATTAATATCATTAAGAGTAGCTAGAGCATTGTTGCCAAAGCGACCACTAATAAGACTTGCAAAGGTACGTCCTGCATTTGTTATTTTACTAAGCATTTTTTATAAGTTTTTAAAATTTAATATTTGCTCCCGGGCAGAGTTGCGAGCTCTGTTAGTGACACAGTCCCCGGGCAAGGTGCTCATATGGGGGAGGGAAAAGTATGAATAAACCCTCCCCCGAGCATTAGTTGTTAGTTTGTGATTGAGAAAGACCTTCAAGATACAAGTTTTTAACCTTTTCTTTTTGCTCTTCTGATATTTTACTCAGATTAGCAGTAGGCTGGTAAGGCCTATGTTTATAGATTCTTTTCTTTTCCATGAGACAAAGATAAGTTCTTTATCTCACATACGCAACTCAATGACACAAAAAGTCTAGAACGAACCACCAGTAATTGGATTTCTCATAACAATCTTAAGAACCTTGGTAGGATCTTTTACCCAGATAGCTGGCATTGTTTGAGTCATCATTACACGGTAACCATTGAACTGACCTGAAGATTGGAACCCTTGAGTTCTTCCCATGTAGTCCATAGTACCGTTTTGGTACCACCATTTTAACTGATTATCCCAAGATAATTTTAACATATAAATGTTATCATTACCAGTATCAGTGATATCAAAAATAATAAAGCTATAAGAACTTAAAGGATTACCATCAATGATTGGATTCTCAATGTCATTAGTGTGTAAGTTATCAAATGCAGGGTTAAGTACAAACTTCACATTAGCTAAGAATGGAATAACATAACTTGTGAATGAGAATCCAAAGTTAAGATCCATACCTTGACCTGTGATAGCTCCGATACCACCACCACCATTTGAACCAGCACCAGCATTGATGATTAAACCAGAGTTAACAGCTTCACGCTTGATAGCTTCATTAACTAGGCGCATACCACCCATACCAGTCTGTACAATAAGCTGACGCTTAGGATCTGGACCTTGGAATTCTACACGGCCTGCATAGAAGTTATATAATTCAGCACGGAACAATTCTAAGCTAAAGCTTGCCTTGTTGTATACACGCTTGTAAGAGTTATCTAATTGCTTCCATAAACCTACAGATAAACGCATATCATCTGGACCATCTTGCTTAATACGTCCACCATGACCCCACATTAAGTAAGTCTCGATGTCAGTAGCAATCTTAGTTAAGTGAGCTGCTTCCATAGAAGTTAAGAAAGTACGGGTTAAAGTACCATTACCGATAGCACGCTTCAAGTAATCTTTACCCATTTTATCTGCAACATCAGAGATTTTAGAGATAGATGGATCCATACTCTTATCAAAGTTTCTCCAGATTTCGGTTACAGGAACTGTACCATCAGCATTCATACCACCTTTTAACATCAAGTCTGCACGAGATGAAATAGAGTAGTGTACATGTGCTTCTGCTCCACCTACGAAGTTATAGAACTCACGGAAGCCTGAGCGGGTTTGGATATCTGAGAATCTCTCACCATACTCACCACGGGCAGAACCTTTGCGGAATAACTTTGTTTGAGCAACTAAATACTTGTTCTCTAAGAACTTGTAGTTGTCATTGTTCACCAACTGTACAGTATAGATGAAGCCATCTCCCATTGGAAGGATGTCATCAGCTGTAACATACAATTCAGCGCCATTGTATTTGTCATAAGTGAAGATATCACCATGACCAAACTCGCGCTTGTTGATTTTTACTTTGAATGTTGTACCATCCACACCTTTTGTAAGGTTAGCTGGTTCAATATCTTCCACAATATAAGGAAGATCTTGGGAAACCGGAGTTTGCCATTTGTATTCACCGCGAGCATTGTCTACCATGATGATGTTTTTACCACCAAATGAAGATAGTTGATAAAGAGGCATTTCAACTTTTTGAGCCATAGCCCAAATGTCTACTGGACCTAAGTCCATTGGTTCTGCATCTTTTAACATGTTCACTAAGTGGTATGAATCAATGTGAGAACTAGCAGCGTAGTTCGTGTCACGCAGGAATATACCATTGTTTAATACTGGAGTTGCCATTTTTGTTTTTTGTTTTTGAGTTTATATTTTTGTTAATTGTTATCTTTTAAAGAATCCACCAGAAGGTCTTTGAACTCCTGATCCGGCTTTTCTTCTGCTTGCATTATCATCATCTTCTTGACCTTGGCCAGAAGTGATTTTATTGCTTTGTTCTGTTTTAAGCTGCCTAACTGTTTTTTCAACTTGCTCTTTACTACCTGAAGCTTTAATCTTTGACTTATATCCTTCTGGATCAGAAAGTAACCAAAGAGCTTCAGTAATCAATGTGTGGTTAGGCTCTACATATTGATACTTCTCTAGTAAGTGCCCCAACAAGTTAGTAGGGCGTCCTGAGATAGAAGGATAGTTAGCTTGGGTTAAACCGGCAAATAGCATGTTCTGCATTTTCTTATCTAGTTTAACACCATTCAATTCTCCTGGCTCAAGTACTTTATAAATACTATCTGTATAGATAGCTGCTTGTTTTTCTTGTTGCTTGCGCTTTTGTTCTTGTTGCTGTAATTGTCTTGCAACAATCTGCTCTTGCATAGCATCTAATTTTGGTTTGAACTTATTAGCTTTAGCTTCTAATTCATCCCTATCTTTCCAAGCATCAATCTCTTCTTCAATTTCGTCTGCTGTACCAAAGTTTGTAGCATGTAAGTAACTTCTTACAATCTGCTCTTGACTACTTTCATCAGAAGTGTCTAGTTGACGGATTTCTTCTACTGCAGCTAAAGATTTGAATAAGCTCTTAAGATCATTTCCGCCATTTGCTACATAGTGAGCAGCTACTTGAAGTTCTTCAGGAAGATTCTCATAGAAGTCAGTAGAAACTTGTTGTTGGTACTTCTTAGCTTTTTCCTGTTCATTAACATCAAAAAGCTCTTCCCAATCTTTAAGGGTATATTTACTTACATCTTCTTCTCCTTCAAAAGGAGTAAGAATTCCTTTCTCAATAAGCTTAGCACCTAATTCAGCTAAGCCGCCTTGTCTTCCTTTCTTAACAGATTCTTCATTTTTTGAATCATCTCCTGGAATGTTAAGAAGATTTTCGATCTCTTCTTTTTCTTGAGTTGCTGTAGTCGTTTTAGCAGCATCTGCTTTTCCTTCCTCTGTGGAGTCAGTTTTTTCATCATCAGTCTTTTCAAGGAGCTTATCAATATCAACCTCGGATGCTCTAGTGAACACACTAGGTTTGTTTTCTTTGCTTGTGGGTACCATGATGTTTTCTGCACCAGGTGTCCCTAACAGTTCATCCAGGTTAATATCCTGAGTTTGAACGGTTGTGGTATCTTTGTTATCTGCCATTTATGTTGGTTTTTGTTGGTTTAGTATTATTGGCTACTTATAATATACACAAAAATATAGAAATAAACTTTATAAATTTGAAATAATACAAGAGCTTATATAAAATATTTTGCAATATATAGCTATAGGGTTATTTCTTCTTATTGTTATCTTTCTTTTTAGTATCAAATTTATTTTTATTTTCCCTTGCAATTTCAAGATCTGTTTGCTTCATTCTTAATTGAGTCTGCATTTTTTCTCTTTCTATTTGGTTCTTCTCTCTATCATTAGCCATCCGGTTAGTCTCCTTGTTATTCTGAAGATTCATTGATTCCTGGAATTCCTCAGACTTCTTGATTTGACTCATAGCATCCAGATAATCAGACTGCATATTCTGGTTAATATCTTGCATAGCACCGTAACCAGCTGATTTAATCTCTGCAATAAGAATATCTTTTCTGCGATCTTTCTCAGCTTCTTGCATATCATGATCAAGTTGCATTTGCTTCTCTTGAAGCCTTGTTTGCATTTCTTGTTCTTGCATTTGTTGCTGATGTTGCATTTCTTCTTGTCTTTGAGCATTAGCTTTTCTATCAATACCTTTAAGACTGTTGGTAAGTTCACCAAGAGATTCTGCTTGCATAATAGATCCTAGATCATAAATACTAGCGCCGGCAGTGTTGTTAGTAAAGGCCAATTGCTTCATTTGTTCTAGAATAGCGCGCTGATTTGCTTTAGTTGTAGCAAAGATGTTAAGATCGCGTAGAAGAAGATCTGTACCATTCATCTCAAAGTTTACTTTCTCATCTGTAGAGGTCATGTACTGAAGTCTAATAGACGGCTTCTTTGAATGATAATACTGAGCAAGATCAGTTCTCATCTGATGCACGCGAGGCATCAAATAGTCTGAGTGCTGTATAAAATAATTCTCGGTCTGGGCATAAGAACCGGTTACGGCCTGCTCTATACCCTTGGCAGTTTCGGTTTGACCTATCTGCTGACCGAGTCTCTGTGGGGTGATTCCTATCACCTCGAAACATTGTTGTTTGAAATAATTAGCCATTTGAATCCTTGACATCATCCTATTGGTTTGTTCAAGATTCATTACTTGGAAATGCTGCTGAGCTAGTGCATTCTCTGTGTTTGCAATTGTTGTATCTAAAGGAAGGATCTGGAAATTCTTCATAGCTACATAGGCTTTTGCATAGTTGTTCTTACCCCAGTCTTCACCTAAGGAGTGCTTAGGTAAGGCATTCTGGTCAAGCATAATCACGGTACCTAATTCATCAATAAGGATATCCGCGATCTGGTTATTAACAATGTTATAACCAATCTGATAAGGTTTCATTAAGTCTACCATAGAAGTAGATCTTGTATTCCTGTCACTGAATACTGAACCTTCTACCGGAAGCTTACATCCATAAAGGGTAGAATCTCCTTTGAACTGGAACTTAAGAGGACCAATTTTATTTTGATCAATACCTAAGTACATAGGATTTACCCCGCCCGGGTTATTCATACCCCAGAAGCTAGGATGGTTAGGGCCAATTTTTACTCCACCCCAAACCTGGTTGATCCAGATCCAGTCAACATGCTCACCAAAGATAAGAGTATCCTTAGTCTTGTTTTTAATTAAAGTTGTGTCATAGATAGGCTTATCTGTAACCTTGTACTCTTCACTTATAATATCAGTAGTAACTTCTCCGTTATCACTAATCTTAGTTAGATGTCCTACTTTTCTTTGAGACTTCCAGTAGCAGGTGGTAACACGGAGTAAGAAAGCCGCACCCATAGGTGCATAGTCTTCTCCTTCAGACATGATCCAATTAATAATATCTCCACCATTATAAACAAAATTCTCATACATAGAAGTGAACTGTCTATAGGCTAAAGACGGCATATTAGTGTTCCAATCATGAGACTTAGTAGCATCATAATAAGAACCATCATTTTGGTATCCCTGTAGAGGGTATCCAGCAGATCTAACCGGATAAATAGCTTCAATAGACTCCAATTGTTCCTGAGTCATGATATAACCATACTTATCAATAACATCTGCAATAGTCATCATCTCTACTCTACCAACCCAGTTACCTTGAGAGATATAGCGCGCATCAGCTGATTTATGGTAGAATGTAGTAACCGGATTCCAAAGCTCAACATCATAATCATCTTCCATCATTTTAAGATGCCAGAACTCACGGTCTGTGATAAGCATATCACGGAACCCGCGCTCTTCTAATTCATCCATCTTAAAGCGCTCCTCATCTATCTTAGTTTGATGTGCCGCCCACTGTTCAACAAGAGATCTATAACTTTTATCAAAGAAGTTTTGTATTTCAGGAAGAGTCTTAAGATTTTCAGGAGAAGTTTGTTCTTGCATCTGCTGTTGAATTTCAGGATCATTAGGATCCATACCCTGCTCAATGAACTTAGCCATAAGCTTTTGTTCAGCTTGTGAGAAAAGAACTTCTTCAATTTGACTTCTTTTTTGTTCTAACATCTCATTGTATGAGTATTCATCTGTAGCTTGCCAGGTAATTTTTGTATTCCTTTTGGCAAACTCAGCTGTCAAAACATTAATAACATTAGGGATAATAGGATAAAACTTTAACTCAAGTGCTGTAGGATCTTCTTTCATCAGAGTATCTACAAGATCTCGCATTTCATTGTCTTCTTCTACCATGTAGTCAGTACGGTCTATCACACCCTTAGCCAGTTTATAGTTCTTCATTAACCGGCGCGCATTTCTGCGGATCTGCTTAAGACCATTCCACTCTAACCAATCCATATTCCAGGCAGTCCATTCAGGATTCTTTTCTATTCTAGGTAGAAATTGTAAAGGTTGGGTTATTGAACCCATTCTGTTGTACTCTGCCTTTTTTCCAGACTTAAGCTGGAGTGCGTTTAATACTTCCATAGCATTATCTTATATTTTTAAATGGATTCCTTGGGGGTCTCTTACCCAAAGAACTTTGACCCATACCTATATGACGGAATGGGCTATTAGTAAATTTATACAAATTTTCTGACTTTTCCAAGTGTTTTTTATCTGTAGTATCAATTCTCTTTCTGATACCTCTGTTTGCTTCCTGAACTTTAGCAAAAGCTATGAGAGATCCAAGTGCTATTAATCTATCCACGTTGAGACCTTCTCTGTACTGCTGCATCTCAACCATGGCCATCTCATCCGGAATTCTTTCTATACCATAAACTACTTTAACTACCTTACCATCATCTGTGGTAATTTCTTCTACAACTTCTTTACAAAAGTCTACCAGGTATGGTAGGATGTGAACCTTGAACACAGTACCTGTATTTCTCCAACCATACTCTTCTATATGGGATAAGGTATTATCAAGATCTTTCCTGAAGGTGATTTGACTCTTAGGTACAAGATACTTCTGTTTTCTCTTCTTGATCATGTGGGTGATAAAGCCGGGCACGTTGCTTTCAACTACTGTCCATGCATTATACCACTCAATCATATTCTCTAATCTCTCATGGGTTTTGTTAATGTCATCAAAGCGCCCACACCAGGAAGCAACAATTTTATCTTGTTCAATATATGTTGTAACATCTTCTCCATCTACACGGGTAACTTCAATAGGGATCTTGTAAATGTAGATAGAGCATAAAGAATCAGATGTTACTGTTTTACCTTGAGATACAGGGTCAATTGCTGCATAATATGTGCCCCATTCTGCTTTAGAATCAGGTTTTTCATACACAACTATAACTCCACTTTTATCTTCTGAATTCTTCTCTACTGGGAACTTCATGATTGGGATCTTTCTACTCTTCTCAACTAGCCAAGTTCCATCAGATTTTCTTGAAAGATCTACATATTCAATCTTGTATTCTTTATCCTGTATCCTTCTTTTTTGGGCAGCAACTAAATGTGCCGGGAAAATAGAAACAGTTCTTGTTGCAAAAGCCTCTTCAATATTGCGGGGGTGCTGAGATACCTCTAACTGGTAATCCTCAGGACTCATATCTTTCTTGATCTTGGCAAAATATTCTTCTAACATTTGTAGAGCTTTCTCTACTTCAGAGTTTCCAAACTTGTCTACACAAGGAGGCATAGACCATTGTTCAGGGATAAACAATCCACTCTTACCTACTGTACCTCTGTCATCTAAAAGATCTGACTCTACATAGAATATATCATTAGCTTCAGGAGTCTGAATCATTTTTCTTAAAGGTTCACACTGATCTAGATCACCCACAGAACCTGCAGCAATAAAAGTACCGGTTGTAATCAAACCTGATTTCAAGGCTGGCTTCATATACAAATAAGTCTGCATCATGTCTGGAGCAATACCAGCCTCTTCATGAAAGAAGTAAGTACATGGTCCACCGACACCTGCAGTAGGATCTTGCTCAAAAGATGTACCTTTCATTACACCTTTCAGACCTTTAAGTGTAGGTCTGTTTGATCCGGGTATCTTTGTCTCAATCTGCTGTTGCCAGTCTAAAATCTTGCCTGGGTTCATAGGTCGGTACCAAGCTGTATTCTCATCTACAAAGTTTCGGTACTCATTTAAGAATCTCCAGGTATCCAGAACATAGGTCTTAAGACTTCCACCTATCTTTAGAATAGGAGTCTCTTCAAACCAGATCTGGTTAATAAGTTTTGCAGCATGAAAATATGAGGATGCTATCTGACGTTTCTTAAGAATAGCAGCATGCTTGTAAAATAGCTCAGCCAAGATTTCATACAATGCCAAGTGATATTGAGCATCGCGCACATCTGGGAAGGTGAACTTTCTCTGCTCCTTGTTGTTGATTGGTAAGAAGTTTAACCACATGTAATATTCACGGGTAAGATACCAAGTTTCTCCTTTATTCTTAAAGATAACACCTTTCCTACATCTGGTCTTCATTTCATCCCAATAGGTAATGTAATCTTTACTTCTTACAGGTGCAGGTGTGTAGAACCCTTGAGTATTCCACTTAGTCGCTTCTTCATTAAATATAAATGATGTTTCATCAAAGTTATACTTACCGGGTTCTTTAAATATAGAAAGAACAAAGTTCCGGAACTCTTCTCTAGAAGTAAAACTAGTAATAGTCCAAGTACCATTATCCCAAGTAGGTATATCTGTATAAAAGAAAGGATTCATTTACAATTTTCTACAAACTTATTTATTTTCTTAATATCCCCACCATGAGAAATTATAAGACTCTCTAGAGTTTTTTGAGCTTTGCTCTTTATTACATTTTTGTGCTCACCATTGAAATACTCAGTTGCATGGTCTCTTTTAAAAGCATTCCAGGATTCAGTGTAGGGATTGTAATGAAACAACCAATTGTGTAATTCATCCATATTATTATTTTTGATCATAAGCTAATTCTCCACCACCGCGGGTTCTTGATTGTTGTTCTTCTAGTAAATCTTTATATGCACCTTTGAATGAGCTGCGGATCCCTTCAAAGTTTTTTGCTGCACTAACTAGAGAGTTGATATTTCCATCCCGTCCATGGGATATAGGAGTTTTTTCCATATAAGTAGCTAATCGGTCTAGCATAGAACTAATACCTCTGAAAGCGCGTACTGTAGGAGTTTCATACATTAGAGTGCACTTATTTAACGCTGTTAAAATTAACTCTTCTTCTACACTAAACTCTGCACGGATATCCTGAAGTATAATCTGTTCTTTCTCATCTGCCGGCATATTAAAATAGGGATTAGCATCCGGATTAGGGCAGGTCATGTAGAACAAGTATGCATAGATACTCATATACTGATCTGGATGCACTTCTATAATATCCTTAAGGAATCCTAAGGTATAGCAATGTTCTGTAGGAACTATCTTGCCATTTTGTAGGTCAAACAGTTTTATCATATTCTTTCTTTTTTACTTGTTTACAAAAAGGTTCATCAAATACAGGAAGAGGTGTAAAGTGTATCTTAAGATCTCTATCTATTATAGTAATAAACTTAGTTTCTTTTTTCCAAAAGTTCTGATGTGTATATTCTTCATTACTCATCTTTTTCTCCATTTAAAGGTTATACCCCAACATAAAAAACATATGTAGAAGTCTTGATAATCAGATAAAGGAATTCCTATCCCAAAGCATATTCCCGGGATAAGACTGACCTTTATTTTTATTCTAGGTATTCTCATTTTTTAATTGATTTAATATGGTCAATCATAGCTATTACTTCTGATTTCATATAAGGCACCTCGTAAGGAACAACAGTCTTCACAATAGGATTACCGGTAGGATCTTTTTTAATAATAGGGTAGCCAAAAGGATCATCACCTTCTTTCTCAAATATAACATGGTGAAGCATCAGCTTTCCAACTTTATATTGAGGATTATGTTTCAGAATAACATACATATAAGTACTTAATTGTAAAGCGTAATGATTAAAGTTACAATCTTCTACATGACTTAGAGGACCAGTCATCATCTGGGCTTTACCTTCCCAATTTACAAAACTATTTTTCTTGATCTCTTTATTAGTTTTGTAATCAATAATGTCTACTATACCTCTTACTACTTCAACTCTATCAGATTGTCCACATACACCCGCTGACTTCAAATATACAAAATGTTCTGGATAAATCCCCTCTGTTAGTCTCTGATTAGGGGCATGTTTTACACCATTATCCCAAATCGGTTTTATAATTGGAATATTTACTCCGGATCTTTGTATAGTATCAATGCTAGTAATATCAGATTCTCTTTGATCATGATAAAGAGATCCTGCACCTACTGCACGGTCTGTTTCACTAGACCAGATTTTTTGTATCTCTTCTGGATCTATGCCATACCATTTAGAGTTCTTATTCTTGGATGCTTTCTTAGAAGCAGCAACCGGATCAAAAGGTTGCTTGAACATTCCTACAAATTTTGTAACACTAATCCAGTCTATCCTATCATTAGGGTCTAGACTCTGGTATTTGTGATTCTGAGCTTGAAATATTACTGACATGTTGAGTTGATGTTTGAGTTGATTTATTCTTAATTGTATCTATAAGTGTGATAGCAAAATCCAAATCTTCTAAAGCTTTGGAATTTATCATCTTTGCTATATTAGCGCTTTCTTCTAAAGTAATCTTAGCCTGGCGCCATAAATTCTGAATAGTTTCTAAAGCTATCCTTCTTTTTTGATCAGCTGGAGAATGACCCCACATTAGTTGATATTCTGCCTCTTTGGCTATTCTAGCCGCGAGATCTTTCTCATGTTGAACTAACCAGCTTGTTGCATTCATTACATATCAGCTATATCCCACTTTGGTCCATCCGGATGCGGGCATTGTGAATCCATAGATCTTAATTTCATTGATAAGCTGCATCCGCAAATGCCACAGCAAGGTTGAGTACCCACTACCATACACTTGGTTCCTGTATTATCTAAATTAGGACATTCTTTGCAGATTTTTATCCGCTCATTGTATACTCTTTCAACAGGATCCCTTTTAAAGATCTTGTTTATCAGCCCCTCCCATATCAGGGCTTTGTTGTTCCATATTGTCTTTATTTTTTCTAGCATTTCTTATTTCTTTAAATTTTAATTCTCTTTGCTCTACTAAGTTCTTAATTCTCTCAAGTTTCTCTATCCGGTCTGTTAGATCTATTTTCATTCTGTATCCCGCAAACTTCCCTTCCACTCTAATAATAGTTGCCTTGTGGCTTTCTACTGTTTCATCTATCTTCCAGTGTTTTACTTTAAAGGTTCCTAAGTTTGGAATTTGCAAGGTCTCATGATTTAATTCTGACATATGAGTTCTTACTCTATCCCAGAAAAAGTCTATAAAATTACTTACTAAATCCTCAGATAATCCAAGCTCTTCAGCTACAGATTTCTTAAAATCATTAGCTTTCTTGGGTACCAACGTGAAACATTTTAAAGTTCAACAATATATTACCTGCATGTTGAATGTTCAGTTCAGGATTAAGTTCAACAGTTTTAGTATCCCTAGTGATAATATTATAATTTCTCATCTTAGCTACACAGTTCCTTACTGTTTGAGGAGTTTTAAATATTGCCTTTTGGTAGGGTATGCTAGGCTCCTTATCTCGGTTATCAGCATCACAACAAGCATTGCAAAAATCTGATAATTCAACCTTTTTATTAAGACCAAGTAAAGTAAGACAACTAAGATCTGACTCACTTAGAATTATCTTATGGATATAGCAATAGGTCATTATCTGGAACTTAACAATATCTTCCAGGGACATATTTACTTTTTTATCCACTACATTAAACTTAGCCATGTTGGTTTATTTAGCTTTTAATTTTCTTTCTTTCTTTTCTTGGGTGGCTTCTTCTGCAGGACCATCTGTGGTATCAGGATCATTGTTTTCATCCCCTGGGCCGGCTGCCATTTGAGCTTGACGGATGATCATCTCCATGCGTCTAGCACGAGCTTGTTCAATATCAGCCATAAGAGTTTCATACTTGGCTTGAGGTTCTAGAACTTCTACTTGCTTTTTGTAATACTCAATAACCTTTTTACGGTTATTTTCTAATTGCTCAGGAGTGAGCTCTTCTTTTTTTTCTGACATGATTGTTGGTTTAAATTTAAACAAATATACATATAAAGTTTAAACTTACCAAATTTATACATTAAAAGTTTAAATTAATGCAGAAGAGCTAAGATGGTGGTAATAGTTAAAGCTATTGCTGTGGCTGACCAGCCTACAATAATAGCCTTTTTTTGATTTGTAAGCTTTTTAATTTTTTGATTTTTTACAGCAATGGTGTCCTCTCGGTTCTTGATCATCTGATCTTTGATGCCTATTGTAAGAGAATATTGGGTAATGGTATAATCCTTCTCCTTAATAAGAGTATCCCTGTTGGCCAGCATCTTTTTAGATGTTAGAAGTAATGTATCACAGGTATGTAGGTCAACGGCTGTCTTGGCTATCTTCCTTAATTCTGTGATACCATAGCACCGGCTAGTATCCCTTGATGCTCCATGCTGCGCGTATGATACTGTCCAGCTGAGTAGGAGAAGCAGTGTTAAATATAAACTTTGTTGTTTCATGATTTCTATAAATTATACCGGGACCTATTGCACTCAGACTATCATACTGATTTTGTAATTGATGTTGTCTAGCAAGGCTTGTGTTTATATTAGACTCTAGTAAAACCAAGGAGTCTCTTAGCTGCTTTTCTTTGTCAGAGCTAATAACAGTAGCCGCAGGTCTGAATATAATAAATACTATTAATACAAGTATTATTGTACAAGCTGCTATAAAAGGTATAGTTAATTTATTATCCTTGCGGGTTGATGGCATCCGTAATACTATCTTCTGGTTTATTCTTGATCTGCTTTTCCTTGTAATTACTTACACTGTAGGTTACAATCAGGGTAGTAATCATACCGCAAAGTACACCAATTACCATAACTAGATTAGTAGCATCTGTAAATCTCAGTACTACTACAGAGGTTAACCAAAAGAATCCTATGGCTAACCACTTTCTTAAGGAGTGCCCCTCACTCTTGTTATTAAGAGCTTTGAAGAAATTTCTGATAAACTCATATGTATCAGGAAA